CCTTGGTAGCCACCAAGCTTGCGGACGAAGGGCTGGACGTTCGAGCCTTGGACTGTCTGATCACGGCTCCGGGGAGAGCTTCGGCCCCGACCACCCAGAGAGCCGGTCGGGTCATGCGCCCCGAAGGCCGAGCCCCGATCGTGTTCGATCCCGTGGACGGGGGCCCGTTTCGCAGAGCTTGGAGCGCCCGAGCCAGGGCCTACCGATCCGAGCTGGGAGTCACCCCGGAAGGAAGCGTGGACTACGATGGCGCGGTTCGACTGCTTCGCGGGTACTGATAGCCCTTGCGGGGGTACAACAGGGCAGGAGGTAGAAATGCAACAACAGCTTGAAATGGCCCATCCCGTCGTCCTGCGAAGCGGGCAGGAAGGGGAGATCCTGGGGCTCGACACCGACAAGGCGATCCTGTTTTCCAACAGCGAGCGCTCTGCGATGGCCTGCCCGTCCAAGTGGTGGTTCCGGTACGGGCAGAGCCTGAAATCCCCACCGACCGCCCCCATGTCCCTCGGAAAGGCTTGGCACTCCTGCATGGAGGATATGGCTCGGTACTGGGTGGCCAACGGGGGCGACGACTACCCGCGAACTGGATTCTGGACCTGCGCTTGGTGCCAGGGTGCTGGGGGCGATTGCGAGCACTGCGCTGGGACGGGTGAAGGACCTGTTCCCAGGATCGTGGCTCGCTGGATTTCGGACCAGGCTGCCATGGACTCTCCGTTGGTCGAGCAGGAAGAGATCGACGAGATGGCCAAGAAGCTTTCTCGTATGTGCGAAGGGTACGTCCAGCGCTACGGCACGGCTTCCCCTGGCAGCTACGATATCGTCGCCGTGGAGGCGAACGTGGCCAGGCCCGTGCTTTCCCCGATCACGGGCAAACCGTATCGGCCCGCGGTGCCCATCGTGGACACCCCCACCGGCCCGCGGTTCGCGCGCTCCGAGGATTCTGAAGAGGCGATCAAGTGGGTCCGCTGGCCGTGGTATCAGCTGGGCATCTTGGACGCGATCGGCAGGGACCGAAGCAGTGGGCGCCTGATGGTGATCGAACGCAAGAGCAGCGGCCAGCCTTCTTCCCTGGTTGGCAACCTGACCGTGGACCCCCAGACCACGGGGTATACCTGGCTGCTGGACGGCGCGGCCCGAGCCGGAGTGTTCGGTGATGCCGTCGCCACCATGCTGCGTCCCGTCATGGGCTGGATGTACCAGATCGCTGTGACCCATCTGCAGCAGGATCCCAAGCGCCTCAAGAAGGGGGGTTTATCGAAGGCCAAGAATGCCAGGGTTCCCAGCTGGAGGTTCCGGGCTGCGGTCAGGCAGGACGGTTTGGACGAGGCCGATTATGCCGACTACATCCACGATCTGACCCAACGGGTGGACCCCAGCCTCTATATTGACGAGTTCGGGATGGTAGGCCCCACCGACCTGGCGCGCTACGCCACCGAGATCCATGCAGTCGCCCAACGGCTCGCGCAAGCTCGGAGGGACGCCTACCGCGCGAAGGATAGCAGCTCCGTGATCCAGAAGTTCCCGCGGGTTCCTGTCTGTACGGCTCCGGGGTCCAGCTGCGCCTATCGCGGGCTCTGCGTCAGTGACAGTCCCCAGGGGCGAAGCTCGTTCGAGCAGGGCGAAGGCGCCTTGTGGTGGGCGGCCCGCAAGGTTGAGACACCGGCTGTCCAGCCCGAGGACGACAGCGGCGATTACCCCGATTTCGACCCCGATCTGGGGTTCTAGAGGGGTACAACAGGGCAACCGAAAACCAAGGAGGAACGAGCATGTTCGACCTGACACCGATCGGTCAGCAGGACCCGGGTGACATCTTCATCAAGCTGCTGGTCATGGGCAACACCGGAGCCGGCAAGACCCGGTTCGGGGCTCGCAACGACAAGGGGGATACCCAGGTGGTGGTCCTGCTGTGCGAGCCCAACGGCAAGGCCACGATCGCGGAAATCAATCCACGCGCCGTGGTCGTGGATGTGAAGAAGGAGAGTGCCAAGCTGGTCAAGGATCTGAAGGCTGCAGACAAGGCCATCCCTCTGGTTCCAGACCTGGAAATAATACGCCGGTTCATGCGGTTCGCCATCTCGGGAGCGCTCGTCAGCAGCTTCCCGGAGGGCACTCGGATCCGCGTGGTGGCCGATTCCCTGACCGAGATGCAGCGCCTGCTGAAGGACGAAATCCAGAAGCAGAACGAGATCCGGGCCAAGCGCGAAGAGGACCCCGAGAAGCGGCGCAAGATCCTGGAATTCAGCATCAGGGACTGGGGTGTTTTGACTGAGCGAACCCGCATGCTGCTCCGCACGTTCAGGGATCTGCCCTGCGACGTGGTGGGGATCACGCTCGCCGAAGAGGACAAGGACGAAGAAGCGGGGGTCAGGTACGTCAAGCCCCAGTTCGAGGGCCGCAAGATGCCCAACGAGGTGGGCGGCTACTTCTCGGGCATCGGCTACAGCTTTCGGCGTGAAGTGCAGAAAGAGGGCAAGGACAAGAGCACGATCTACAGGGTGCTCTGGGAGGGGCCGGGCCGGTACAAAACCAAGGCCTGCTGCCAGCTGACAGGCGTGACCAAGCCGGATCCCGATCTGGCCTTCGGGCTGGTGCGCGCGTCCTGGATGGCGGGCATGCTTTCGGACGGCGACGTGGTGATCCCTGCGGAGGGCGAAGCGCCCCCCAAGGATGAGCCCAAGGACGAAGAGCCGGAGAACGGCGAACCCGATCTGCCGGCCGACAACGAAAACGGCAAGCCCAAAGCCGGCGCGTCCTGGGGCGCGTAAGGGTAGAACTGGACAACAACAAGAAAGGAGCGAGTCATGGGCCGTATGTTCGATCCCACTTCCGAAGAGCACGACAAGCCGCGGTTTCCGATGTGCCGCGAGGGGAAGAAGCTGGCCGGCTTGGTCGGCTGCGATCCCTACAACCTCGAAGGGTACGACCCGGAGAACGAGGTGGAGGGGCGACCGAAGCCCTACTACCTGCTGCACTATGTGATCATCCGCGACCTGGAACAGCCAGCCGGGATGGAGCAGGAAGGGCCGGATATCGGCCTGGTGGTGCTGGTCAACGTCTACGTGTCGAACAAGGCCATCAGCCGGCTGGTGGGCGCCTGCAAGGGGGTTCAGCGCGTAAAGCCGTTCGATCCGCTCGACCCCGCGAAGATGGCCGAGGTCATGGGCAGCAAGCCCGTCGTTCTCGACATCATCCACGAGACCTATCGCGACAAGAACGGCCGGCCGCGCACGAAGGCGACCATCCCTTGGGACGGCTGGGAACCGTATTCCGGCAAGGTCCTGATGGAAGCCTGGGGTCCCATCCTGGAGACGGGTGAGGCGAAGTATGCCGAGTTCAAGCAGCGCGAGGCCGATCGGGCCGGCGGTGGCTCCAGCTCCGGGTCCGGCGGAAGCTCCGGGTCCAGCAGCGGGGGCAGCGTGGATGACAGCGACCTGAGCGACCTTCCGTCCGACGACATGCCCTTTTAGCATATAGGGCTTTCTATGCGCAATATCGCGCCATCAGACCGAGTGATCCGCGCAGCCTTCTGGAAGGACGCGCGGATCGTCAAGCTTGAGCCGGTCGCGCGGCTGTCCTTCCTTTGGCTGGTGGCATGCGCGGACGGCGACGGGATCGCCCCATACAGCTGGGAATCCATGCTGATGGACGGTTGCGGGCTTTCGCTCGACCCTGCCAGCTTCCTGGGAGGAGCGGTCCTTTCGGAGCTTGAAGAGGCCGGCCTTGTGGTCGGCTACCAGTCGTCCCTGACTGCGACGGCCGACGAGCCCGCCAGGTGGGTCTGGGTTCCCATGTTGGGAAAACATCAGCCTTCCCGAGGGGAGTTCAGGCCGACCAGAAACGGGGATCGACCCCCACCTCCGCAGCAGTTGGTCCGCGACCACATGGCCAAGCGCCTGGGAAGAGATCCCACAGAGGCCGAGTGCCGAGCCATCTCTCCGCGCAGCTTCGGGTTGACGCGCCAGGCATCGACCGTGGCCACGTCCGAGGATACCCAGCTGGTTTGGGAAGCGTGGAGGTCCAGGCAGCAACGGCCGAACGCCTGCAAGCTGTCTCTCCAGATCCGGTCTCTGATCGCGAACGCTCTGAAGCAGGCCGACGCGGCCACCCTTGCGGAGTTCATCGCATGGGCGCACGAATCGAGCGCTCCGGGGCCCAGATTCTGGCAGGGGCATAACAGGCAAAGACGCCGATACCTGGGGCTGACCACCCTGCTGCAGGGTGCGAAGCTCCAAGAGCGGCTCCAAGCGATGGCCCGCGACAAGGCCAAGAGCAGCGAGGAAGAGGAGGGCAGCTGTGGTGGCATCATGGCGCAACGCGGCATCAGAAAACGTGCGGCGCAACGCCTCGCGCGGTGGTCGCAAACCCAGCCGGACCAAGGTGGAGGAGTACCTTCGTCGGAAGGGTCCGATCAAGGTGGTCAGCGAAGCGGGGGGACCCCAAGCTAAGGGGGCCTGCCCCAAGTGCGGCAAGCCCGGATATCTGCATGTATCGCTCGCGCCGGCCAGCTGCGGAGCTTGGCGGTGCGTCAGCACCAAGTGCGGAGCGTCCGGCGGGTTCAAGGCCCTCCGAGAAGCCTATGGGGATGTCACCCAGGGAAGTTCTACGGGCAGGCCCGCAGGGGTGCCGGCGATCAAGCGGGCGGATCAGCTGGTCAACGGGCTGCGCGCGGCGCGAGGAAAGGGCGATCAACCTGACAAGCCTGACCCCCTTCCGGGAACCGCCCCCGAAGGGGCGTCCCCTTTTCTGCTCTGGAAAACCAGGGACAAGGAATGCCACGAAGCTTTGCGGTCTCCCGAGGGCAAGGTGGTCCTGGACTACCTGCACGCTCGCAAGTTTACCGACGAGACGATCGATTTCTGGAAGCTCGGGGCCACCTTCTTGCCCTACGCGGGCTCGCGGGTTCCGTTCCTGACGATCCCGATCCCGGACGAGGGGGGCGAACTGACCAACATGAAGTTCCGGTCCCTGCCGGTGGATTGCCCCGCCTGTCGAGGAGCCGGCTGCTCCCAGAAGTGGTGCGACGGCGGCAAGATCAAAAAGATGTTCGTGCGCTCACCGGGCAGGCCCAGCACCCTGTTCGGAGCGCACCTGCTGCCGGACGATCTGGATAGTGGGATCATCGTGACCGAAGGGGAGCTGGATGTCATAGCTTTCTGGCAGTACGGCCTGAATCGGGGGGTGGTCTCCAGCGTCAAGGGGGCGACCGGAGCTTGGGAGGAGTCCTGGCTGGACATGCTGGAGCCCTATGCCCACTTCACCCTGGCGGTAGACACGGATGACGCAGGCGAGAAGGGCGCGGTCAAGCTTGCGGACCAGCTGGGCAAGGATCGGTGCTCTCGGGCGAAGTTGCCCAGAAAGGACGCTGCGGACTGCCAGCAGGCGGAAATCCCGTTTGAGACCGTGGAGAAGGCCCTGGAGCGGGCAAGCCCCATGCTGGGGGTTCAGATTGTCAGCGCCGAGTCCTACGCGGACGCCATAGAGCAGCTGATAGCCAGGCCGGACGAGCTGATCGGAATTCCCACGGGCAGCGGCAAGATGGACGAATGCGTAGGGGGTTGGCGCCCGGAGTTGGTGATCGTGACCGGGGATACTGGTCATGGCAAGACCACATGGGCGCTATGGGCTCTTCGCGAAGCCGCCTTGAAGGGTCATAACGTCCTGGTGACCAGCTTCGAAAACCGGCCCATCGGCGCGGTCATCAAGCTGTTGCGTATGGAGCTGGGAGGGGATTTCACCGACAGCAAGTTCACCCCACAAGATCGCAGGATGGCCCTTGACAGGATCTCCGAGCACATGCTGTTCGTGGATCACGCTGGGCACCTTCCGGCCGCAGAGCTGATCGCGACCGTCCGATACGCGAAGCGTCGCCGAGGGGTTCGCTTGGTCCTGGTGGACCATGCCGGGTTCGTCCTGCCAGCGGATACGGACGACGAGCGCCATGGGCTGGAAGCTTTGGCCCGAGCCCTGACCACCGTGGCCGCCCAGGACGATCTGACCATCTTCCTGATCGCCCATCCCAACCGGATGCACCGGGCCCAGCAACGCAGGGTCCAACTGGGGGATCTCAAAGGGGCCAGCGGCCTTGAACAGGACTGCGCCACGGGCCTTGTCATCGTGCGAAAAAAACAGAGCAAGGGAGACGCGCGCCTGCGAACCGTGGTCTACGCGGACAAGGTCAGATCCGAGTTCGGCATGGGCGGCAGCTACGCGACCCTCTATTACGACTACGAGGCGAATCGGTACGCGGATCGCCATGAGGATCTCCCCGCGGCCCGCTACGTGGACCCGTCATGATCGAGGGGCTTTCCCAGTGGATCGTCTCCGCGTTGCAAGATGGCCCGAAGACCGCGAGGCAGCTGCATGCGATCGTGCCAGCCACCTATCAAGGGGCTAACGCCAGGTTGCGGGCGCTTGCGGAGCTGGGGCTGGTCCGCAAATACAGGCAGGAGCCGGATCGGCGCGTGATCGCGTACAAGCTGACAGACAGGGGAGTCCGGTTCGCGGACGACCACCTGACCCCGAGGGGTACAACCCCATAGGGGCCCTAATTCGGGCCTGAACGGATCTGAAAGGAGCGACAGAATGATCCCCAACCTGGCACGCATGCCAAGCGCCAGCGACGACGGAACCCTCACAAAGCTCGATTTCAAGCAGGACGCGGACAGCGATGGCGCCTTGTTGGCCGCCTTGTGGCTGACCTACGACGTGGAGATCGACGAGGATGAGGAAGCTCTGGACGAGATGATCCCGGGCAGCTCCCAGGCGGTCCGATATGGGATCGGCAAGGGCGGGCGTCCCACGATCAAGGACGCCAGCAACTATCCCGACCCGCGGATCGAACTGTACGACCTGGAGGACGACACCGAGCTGACCAAGGGCCAGGGCGAGATCATGGAGTCCAGCTTGGATGTCAGGGGTCCGGTGGCGAGTTTCACGATCAAGCTGCGGTTGGGGGGAGACGCCGGCGATTTCGGGTGCCTGCTGAGTTACCTCGGAGCCAAGGTGCGCCTGGTCATGACCGCGTACCAGCAGACACTCCCTTTCCAGACCATCGCGGACGCCGCCCCCCAGGTGGGCGCGCGATCCTACGAGCTGGGCCAGATCGTGAGCGGCACCACATCCGACGGCGCGCACCTGACGGGCGCCATCGTGGAGATCTACGAAGGCAGCGGGGACCTGGTGGTCCGAGATCTGGACGGCACCGAAGGGGACATGCCCCAAGCTGCTGTCCAGGCTCCGGTCCTGGTGAACGAACATCCCGGATCGGTCAACGCGTTCGCCGCGGGCTGCGCGGCTGTCATGGAGGCCCCCACCTGGACCTATCTGCTGGCCGGTCTCGGGGAGCTGTACGCTGGCAACCCCGACGCCCACGGCCCCCAGGACGATGGCAGCTATACGCTCGACCGATTGGCCGTGGAGGCCGGCTTGCGATCCCTGTGCGGGGACGAAGCTCGCTATCAGCTGCCGGACGATCTGCAGGAGCTGAAGCCCAAGGCGCTCAAGGACCTCTGGCGCCGCTTGACCGGAACCGAGCCCCAGGAGCTGAAGCGTGGGTTCACCCGAGAGCACCTGCGGGAGATGATCGAGGACAGAAGCTGCTGGCAGCGTGCGATCGATCGGGCTCTGGAAGCCGCCCGCGCCCACATGGAAGGCGATGGGGACGACCTGCCCGCGGAGGCGTAGCCGGTGAAGTACCGCGTGCTTCATGATCAGCTGTTCGAAAATGGCACCGATCCCGACGGTCGGTGCCGTCTTCCGAAGGGCACGGTAGTGGAGCCCGTACATCCGAACGAGCTAGAATGGCCGGACCGATCGGCCTTTCGCAAGATCCACGAGCCCCGAGCCGTGGCTGCCAACCGAAGGGCCGTAGTTTTTTGGTTCGACGGTCGGATACGGATCCTGGAGGTGGGCCCCGGAGGGCAGCTGACCCCGGAGGTTCGGGCTGCGTGGATGAAGGGATAGCGAGATGGGCAGAGTCAGGATCGATACCAGCCGAAAGATCGACAGGAAGACCGCAAAGGAATTTATAGCGAAGAGCCTGGAAGAACGGACGCGCATCGCGCAAGAGGTTTGTGGTTGCGGGTGGCTCATAGACCCGGAGCTGGAATGCTTGGAAGACGGCTTGACGGGCTGGCCTTTCCAGGTGCTGATCCTTGAAGCCTACATGGGCGACGGTTGGGTCTGGATTCCTGAAAGCGAGGCAGGCTGATGGGACCGATCCAGGAACAGACCAAGAGAGCGTTCGCTCCTGACGGCCCGCTGGCTCAAGCGGGCTACGAAGATCGCGCGGGACAGGAGCGCATGGCGCTGGCCGTGGCCGGAGCTGCGGACGAGATCGAATGGACCGCGGTGCATGCGCCGACAGGCATGGGCAAGTCTCTGGCCTACTTGGTTCCGGGGTTCTACGCTTTGAAGCGCGCTCTCGAAAGCGCCCGAGGGCTGGTGATCTCAACGGCGAACATCGCGCTGCAAGAGCAGCTGCTGAAAAAGGACGTGCCCGAAATATCCAAGGCCCTCGGAATTCCGGTCAAGGCCGTTCTGCTGAAGGGCCGGAACAATTACCTGTGCTGGTCCCGCCTTTCCACGGCGCATGCCGTGTTTCGCGGTCAGAGAAATCCGGGGGTTCAGGACCTGCTGGATTGGGCCGATACCAAGGGCTGCGACGGGGACCGAGAGCATGTGCCCTTTCCGGTCAACCCCAGCGCCTGGGCGCAGCTGTCCAGCGGCTCGGCCGAATGCCTGGGCAAGGTCTGCCCGTACAAGGACGCCCAGGGAGAGCTGCGCCCTTGCTTCGCGGAGATGGCCAGGAACGTCATGGGCGGTGCGGACGTACTGATCTGCAACCATTACTATCTCTGCGCGGCAACCCCGGGCCCCGCGGCGCTTCTGGCCGTGGACGAAGGGCACGCGCTGGAGTCTGCGGCTCGCGGGATCATGGGAACCAGCATGAGGTACGGGGGCTTGCAGCGCTTGGCCTCCCAGACCGCCAAGCTGGCGAAGCTGGATGTCAGCAGGGTGCGGTCCATCGTGCTGGACCCGTTCGTCAGGCTGCTGAAGGACGTGGATCGCTACATGGGGGATCGCTATCGGGTGCGCCTGCTGCCCGGCTGGCGCAGGAACTCCCCTCCTTTGGACATGGCCGATCTCGTCGCCCTGCGGAACGAAATCCAGGTGTTGAAGGACGGCGAGAGGAACAAGATCCGCAAAGAGCGGTTCAAGCAGATTTTGAAGCGCATGGACAAGGCGCGCATGGTCGGGCTGGCCGTGTCCGCAGGAAGGCCCGACCCGGAGGATGCGATCAGGCTGTCCAAGGGGGATGCCTGGGCGGTCTGGGCAGAGCGCGGTCGGAACAAGGGGGACCTGCCCGTGGTTCACGCGGACCAAGTGGACGTTCGGCCCATGACGGCGAAGCTGCGCAGGCGCTACCCGCGGGCCGTGCTGACCAGCGCCACCCTGGCGGTCGGGGGTGATTTCGGACCCTTGCGCATGGGGCTGGGGATGGGGGCAGGCGAAGAAGCGCCGCCCCCTCCCGAGCAGGAGCTGGTTTTGCCATCGCCGTTCCCGCTTTCTCAACAGGGAGTGCTCGTCCTGCCGAAGGGGCCGGGGCCGAAGGATCGGGGCTGGCGGGACTGGGCAGCCACCCAAGCGGTCCAGGCCGCGAAGTTCGCTGGGGGTCGTTCCTTGATCCTGTGCAGCTCCTGGAAAATGGTAGGCGAGATCTCGTACCTGCTGCGCAGGTCGCGCCCGTCGTTCCGGGTCCTAGTGCATGGGGAGGCAGGTCGAGCCCAGCTGCGCAGAGCGTTCCGAGAGGACGTGACCAGCACCCTGATCGGGACTCGCAGCTTCATGGAAGGGCTGGACGTGCCAGGCGAGTCCTTGTCCTGCGTGGTGATCGATCGGATTCCGTTCAACGCTCCGGGCGATCCCGTGGAGGATGTCGTGGGCGAGGTGCTGTCCAAGCGCCACGGAGGGATCTCCCCTTGGCTGCTTCGGTCCCTGCCCGCCGCGTGCATGCTGCTTGAGCAGGCTTCGGGAAGGCTGATCCGGTCTCACAAGGATCGGGGAGCCCTGGTGCTGCTGGACCGCAGAGCCCTCGGGTATACGGCCATGGGCCGATCCGTCCGAGCTGCGCTGCCTCCCTTCCCCATGGTCGAAGACCTGCAGGCGATCAAGCCCGTCCTGGCTGGCGAGTCTGTGCCGGACGCGAAGCCCATCGGGGTGGTTCACGCTCCGACGACCCATCGCCCCGTCAAGCCTTCGCACCTCGCGTCAGCTGCCAGCCGCCTGGCGAAGTGGTAGAGAGGAACCCCATGGACAACAAGCCCACCCTGCACTTTCTGCCCGTGGCCGACATGCGGAGGTCCATCGAAGACCCCGCTCTGCTAAAGCTGCTTGAGGACGGCTACCGCCCGGTTGCTTCGCAGTTCATCGACCGTGGCCCCGGAACCCCTCAAGAGCTGCTGTGGGTGATGATCCCCGATCCCGCTGCCAGGCTGGAGCGCTCCATGGACAAGCTGCGTATGCTGGTGGCTGCCCTCGGATGCACCGTCGTCTTCTTCGGGCTCGTGTTCGTCTTCCTGCTCATCCAGCGGGTCTGAAGCATGGGCTACCAGCAGGGGTCCATCAGGTTCCGGCTTGCCCTCGCCCATCGGCTGAAGGGTTCCCCCACCGAAGGGGAGCGCCGGCTACACGGGCACGGCTACAACGTGGAGGCGCTCCTTACAGCGGAGCCCAGGCGCATGCACCTCGATCGGGCCGAAGGGGACGCTAACGCGTGGTGCTCTTTGTTCCTGGATCGCAGGATCGTGCTGCCCGACGGGGACCCGCTTGTGGACAAGTTGATGGGGATAGGTCAACGAGTGCTCGTGCTGCCCCGGCCCATGTTCGTGGGGGGCTACATGGCAGCGCTCGCCAGGTACATCTCCGCGGAGCTGGCCCGAGAAGTTTCCCCCATGGAGATCCTGCGGATCAGGATCAGCGAGGACGGGGGCCCCTGGGTCGAGTGGTGGCCTGAAAGCCGAAAGGGATGAACCCCGAGCTGCTGGAGTTCGTGGCAACCGTCGCGGTTTCCTTGGTTCTACTGCCCCTCGTCTTCCTGCCGCAAGGCGATAATCGCGGATGGTTCGCGAGTGCTGGACATGGAATCAGGGCACGAGAGATTGGGAGTCGCGAAAATGCTACGATCCAGGAATCCGAAGATCGCGCTATCATAGGGGAGGAGCGACCTGCAGGAGGATCCAGTGGCCAACACGAAAGCGCTGCCCAATGTGACCGGGAGAGCCCCCCCGGGTAATCAACGCTATAGCGGCATTCCCCTGCATCCACGTACCGGATCGATGTTGCATGCCCCCCAGGCAATGCGCATGATGCACGAGGACAAGGAGAGCCCCACCAAACACTGCGCGTTTCTTTGCTGGGCGGTTCAGCCGGAAGGGAAGCGGATCGTCTACAGAATCGGCAAGCTGCTGGGATTCAGCGACTCCACGATCCGCACATGGAAGAACCGCCACCGATGGGACGAGCGAGCAGAAGCCTGCTCTGACCACGAAAATTGGGCCGTCTACCTCCTGCGGGAGTGCTACCCGGCGGTAGTTCATCGCGTGGCTTTCGCGGAGCTTCCCGGCGCTCTCCGCGCGATCGTAGGGAACGCCATCGACGAGGTGCGGGAAGAGGCCAAGGTCAGGAAGGCGATCGATGAAGCTCCGGGGGTGCCCGAATCGGACAGAAAGGCCCCACCGACTCCGGGCAGGGCCAAGCGCGAATCCGAAGCCGTGGAGACCCAGCTGCCACCGTCCACCGTTCAGGCCGTACCCAAACAGGCAGCAAGGGAAGCTGCCCAGCAGGTGCAAACAAAGCGGCGAACCACCGAAAACGATTTCTTGAGGGGAGTCACATCCGCAGCCCTGAAACAGATCGGGAAGAAGCTGCTGGACTCCGAAAACCCATTGCCGGTCAAGGCCTCGGACATCCCCCCTCTGGTTCGAACCCACCAGCTGCTGACCGGGGCAGCCACCGAGCGGATCGGAATTGAAGGCCAGGCAGAGCAGCCCGAGGAAACCGTCCGAGTGGCCCAGGCCAGAGAGACCGGAGACCCCGACGAGCTGTTGGCTGCCATCCGCGCTGATTCCCTGGAAACCCTGGCTATCGTGGAATCCCTGCAAGCTCGGAGAGAGCTGGAGGAACGCGGGGGCGAAGTGGTGCGGTTTCCTGGGTCGTAGGGGGTAGAACAGGGCAGGAGGTGAGTCATGCCGAGAAAGATCGGTTCAAAGATCGAGTTGGTAAGCAATCCTTCAGGGCTTCCCGTGGGGATCGCATGGCATGTCGCATGTGACAAGGAGATCGTCACTACAGGCATGATCAGGTTGAGCGAGGTTTCCGGGTTGCGTTTTTCAAGCCAGCAGCACGTCTATTCGAACAGTGATTTCGGCACGCTCTATATCGAGCTTCGCAACAGAAAAACCGCAATCAATGTCAACTATGCGCTTTGTCGTGATGCAGAAGTTGCCTTCAAAGCCTGGTCGACAGCTCTGGAAGAGGGGAAGATCTGATGGCTGACGACGATCTGCTGCTGGACAAAAAGAACCGCGCCGGGGGCGTCCCCGTCCCCGCAGCATGGGAGACCCACGACGGCGCAAAGGAGGGGCCGATGGGATCGGGGGGGGATGCCCTCGTGGACGAATACGTGGTCCCGGAAGGGGGGATGCAAGCCCCAGGAGAGCGGTACATCCGGTTTTCTTCTAGGCTGTTGGAACACTGGCTGGCCATCGCCCTGTCTTCCAGGAGCGGGCGAGTCGTGATCCAGAAGGCCGGATTTCTGGTGCGGGTGCGCCAGCGGTCCGATGGGTCCACCTATGAAGAAATGACCCTGCTGGGGGAGGTGGGCCCCGAGGTGGAGAGCAAGGGTGCGATCGTTCTGATTGGAGGCTGATGTGGCAAAAGTGATCAAGGCCGATGCTTCCATAGCTGTCAAGACCGTGGAGGTGGTGGTTAGTCTCTCTGGCATAAAGCGCCTACGCCTGCGGTTCTGGTTGGGGCGCCTGCTCTTGGAGCTTGCCGCTCGGGTGCTGCCCTGCCAAGTGACCCTGGATCTACCTTTTTCTAGCAAAACCGGAAATGACTGAAGTTCCCCCCCTCGCGATCACCGTCGCCCAGGCGATTGGAGATCTCGCCATCGTCATGCGGGTTCGAGAGCGAAGCGCCGGATCCGTGCTGCTGGAGACCGAGAACGGGCCGGTCCTGATCCTGCTGGCCCTGGGGGATAGCGCCATCCAGGCTGCGGAGGCGCTTCAGCCGATCTTGGACGGAGAAGAGGATGGGTAGCAAGCGCCTGGCCAGCGAGATCGTGGACTGCTTGATCTCATATGGAATGATGACCGTCAACGACCTGCAGGAGGAGCTTCACGAGCCGAACTATGTCCAGGTTCATCGGGAGCTGGTCTGGCTTGAAAGGCAGCGACAGGTTCAGCGGTACGGAACGCAGGCTTCGAGCAACGGCAGGCCGGCAACCCTGTGGGGGATGTCTGGGCGCAGGGTGAAGAGAATTTGAGCAGGCTGTGCCTATTCGTGGAGCTTGCCGCGGGCACCGCAGCAATGAGCCTCGCCCTCGTCGGCGGCCCTCGTTGCAGGCCTCCTGTTAGCAGAATTGGAAATAAGCATGGATACGTGAAAGCAATTGCAGCTGTCATGGGCCTTCGCCTCGGACGCGGCGCGGACGCGGTGCTGCTCGTGGAACCCGATCCCGGCATGGCCTCCGTTCTGCGCTGCTACCCGCAGCCGGAGAGGCTACGGGCAGTGGCGGAGATCATCCGGGGGTGGAAGGACGAGGAGCCGCGGGCGCTTTGGGAGAGGTTGAGGGCGGAGGGACGAACGGATGCAGCGTCGCAGGTCATCCTGAACAGGTGGAGCTTTTCACAACGAGGGCCCCATATCGGCTATGGAGGTCCTGGCTCAAAGGCTGGGATGATGGGGCAGGAACAAAGGGATCGCGCCCTTGGCTGCGAGGCTACGGCGGCGCGCGTCGAAGAGGTGGCCATCCCCTGGCCCCCCACCCTCATCCACGAAGGCCCGGCGGAAGACGTGGAGCCGAGGGAGGTGGCGAGGTGGTTGTGGGTGCAGGGGCACCAGAACTCGTGCGGAACGCAGCCAGCACCTCAGTATCTTCAGCCGGATGGCCAACCAGACGGATCCTGGAAAGCACCACCGCGGGACTGGTTGGCCTCTCGCGTCGCGGACCTGGCCGAAGTGCGCTGGCCCCCCACCCTCATCCACGAGGGCCCGGCGGAAGACGTGGAGCCGAGGGGGGTGGCGAGGTGGCTTGTCATTCAACAGGGGCAATCACGAGGAAAACCCATCCATGAGAAGGATGGAGAGTTCTGGACGCAGGGTGCTCCTGGTGGAATTGGTGGCGGGGCAGAATGTAGAGTCAGCTTTGATTCTTGGAGTACGCTTGAACCTCTACCGCTTGCTAATCGCATTGAATCCATATCACGCGACTGGCCCCCCACATCCGTCTACCAGGGCCCCTGCGAGGACATAGAGCCGCCGGGGCTGGAGGGCGTGGTGGCGTACCTCGATGGGCCGTACCATGGGGACGGCTCGCGCAAGATCACGGGCTACGCCCACGAGTTCCCCAGGGAAGCGCAGCTATCGGTAGCCCGCAAGTGGAGCGAGGCCGGCGCGGTCGTGGCGGTCAGCGAATGCGTACCGCTCGCGGATGAGCTGGGCGAGGGCTGGCATGCGGTAGAGATTACGAACGAGAGGAAGGGCCAGCGCAGATCCTTCTCTAGACAAAAACGTGAGTTCCTCACTTTGAACCAGCCTCCTGCATGGAAGCCGTCCGTTCAGGTCTCTCTGTTCGGGGGTGCCTGTTGAGCGTCCTGACCCCCTTCGCAGCTGCGCGGGCCGCAGCGGAAGCGGGAGCCCGAACCACGGCTTCCCTGTCCCCCTTGATCGACCTGGCCCGTTATCACCACAGGACCACCAGAGGGCAGCCCCTGTCGTTCAGGGATCGGCCTTACTTGATAGAGCCCTATGCGGATTTCCCAGGGTTGACCGAGGCCAGTGTGGTCAAGGCCCCGCAGACGGGATGGAGCGAGCTTTTCATCCAGCTGGCCTTGGAGCGGTCAGGCTGGAAGGGCAGAACGGTCGGCTACGTACTGCCGACCTACACCCTGCGAAACCGGTTCGTGCATACCAGGATCGATCCGGTCTTGGCCCGAGTTCCAGCCTATCGGGCTCGCCTGCCCGGAGGGCTGCATCCCCCAGGGGTCGGGAAGGACGGCAGGCCCCAGCAGAAGAAACCCAGGCAGGCTGGGTTCCGGGGGGCCAGCTCGCTGCAGACCAAGGCGTTCGGGCTGGGGACGATCCTGTTTCTGGGGGCGAACACGCCAGGCGATTTCGTGGAGTTCAGCGCGGACTGCATGATCATCGATGAGCTGGACCTCTGCCAGAAGGGCGGTCACCTTGCCCTGGCTTACGACCGGTTGAGGGCCAGCCCAAACCCCCAGATCTTCCGATGCGGAAATCCCACGATCCCCAGCTACGGGATCGAGGCCACCTATTCGAAGTCCGATCGGCGGCTCTGGCACCACAGGTGCTCCAGGTGCAACGAGTGGCAGCCTATCGACTGGTTCAGTCAGGTGGTCGCCCAGGACGATGCGGGCCGATGGGTCTTGCGGGACCGACAACGCCGCGCATCGGGGATCGTGCGCCCCATTTGCAGGAAATGCGGGCGACCATTCGACCGGGGCACGTCTCCCGGATGCTGGGTGGATGAGTACCAATCGATCGATCGCAGGGGCTACAGGCTCTCGCAGCTGGACGTGCTATCCATGCCCGTCCGGCCGCTGTTCAGAGAATGGCTGGAAGCCCAGGGGAACACCGCTGCCTTGGTGGCCTTCTACGCTTCGGTTCTGGGAAGGGCCTACGAGCCCGCGGGCCGAAGGGTGGACCGAGAGCTGATCGCCAACGCGGCTACCGGCGATCCCATGCAGCCCGGAGGGGGAGAGGAGTTCGAGCCCCTGTCCGTCGCCATGGGGGTGGATGTCGGCAGCGTGCTGAACTTCTCCGTGTCCATCGCGAAGGGCCGCAAGCGGAACGGTCGGTTTTTTGGGGCTGTCCGCAGCTTCGACGAGATCTATCGGATCGCCAAACGCTTTCACGTAAAGTGCTTGTGCATTGATTCCAGGCCGGAGACCAGAGCTGCCCAGCAACTGAGGGACCGGATTCATGATGACCCGGACATGGAATGCGAGGTCTGGCTGGTTCAGTTCCATGCGACCGACCGGGCCGGTAAGGAAGCCTATGGGCTGCGGGTGGACCGCAAGAGGGGCCTTTTGACCGTTGATCGGACCCAGCTGCTGGACGCTACATTGGACGATCTGCGCGCCAGCCCCCCCAGGAGAATCCTGCCCTCGGACATTGGAACCGTGGAGCACTTCGCCGCGCAGATGCGGGCCCCAGTCCGGCGATTGAGCGATCGCGGGGATCGCTACGTCTGGGACGAAGGCGGTCAGCCGGACCACTACAGGCTGACCGATGCTTACGAACGGGTAGCCGCAGACATGCTGGGCCGGGGCGGCTCTTACTTCGTGCTGGACCTGGACCCCGAAGATGACGAGGACGACGAGGAGGATAGCAGCGACTGGTAGGGGTCCAGGGGTACAACAGGGCAGGAGGTGCCCATGGCACAGCAGCAGAAGCCCCTTCCTCGTGTCGGAGATCGCGTTGCCGTCTACTTGGATATCGACGGTGAGAAGAAGCGGATCCGCTACATGGGCCTCGGGGTGAGGGTTCCCGATCAAGTGCCCGTCAAGTCCGTGGGTCCCATCGGTCAGGTTCAGGAATCAGCGGGGGTGCCCGTGCCTGTCATCCAGCTGGATGACGGCGGGATCGTGTTCGACCCGGAAGTCCACTGGGGAGACGAGGCCGATGTGCTCTTGCGGCTGGGGAACCTGAAAGCAGCTGGGTACGCGTTCGAGAAAATCACCTTGCAGCAGATGCGGGACGGCTGGTGGCGCAAGCAGGCCCATGAGCTGGCGGTTTCCGACCTGGCTGATGATCTCTGTAGCCGAGCTTTCCGGTTCGCAAGGGACTGGGCCGCCCATCATGAGCAAGAGGACATTCAGCGGTTCTTCGGGGCCATTGTGGATGCGAGGGACAAGAAGGGCCCCATAGACATGAGCACCCCAGAAGACATGCTGCGGATCGCTGGGATCGAGGTGACCGACGCCGATCTGGTGCGGGTGATGGCCAAGACGAAGGACGCCTGCAAGGAGAGCGCGGATAGCGTGGCTGCGAAGCTCCCCGAGATCGCGCGGGCCGTGGTAGCTGCGTCCGATGTGACCAAGGCGGCTCGGGAAGCGTTCTTGGAGCACCCGACCACGAAGCTGCCCCCGATCGGAGGGGGCAACGGCCCTGCGGAGGCGTGATGTCTGATCTGACCTACCGGTTGAGGGATTCGGACTGGCAGTGGGTGCCGGAGGGGGCGGCGCTGCGTGTATCGGGGTTTTTCAGAGAGGCTGTCTATCTCGCGGACACCACGCATCATGACTACATCGAGGATCACGAGGTCGATGCGATCACGACGAGTTCACGGGTGCGGGGAAAGTGGCCCTTGGAGAAGGTGGCCCTCAACCTCACCCGCCCCACCGGCATTTGCGCCGCTGTCGAGGTGGTGAGAGGGAGGACGGGGGACGATACGTGGCACCTTCGTCCAGACCTGAAGGGATCGGTTGTCATGGAATCGCTGGAC